AACCGTACACCTTCTGACCCGCCTGAAGATGTTACTAACGAGGAGTTAGAAGACTATTCCGAGAAAGTCCGCAAGCGTATACAGCACTTTAGTAAGGGCTACCACGATGAACGCCGCGCCAAAGAACAGGCTTTGCGGGAACGTGAAGAGCTTGAACGTCTGTCCCAGCAGCTCCTTGAAGAAAACAAGCAGCTAAAGACCAACGTAAACAAAAATCAATCAGCTTTACTTGAGCAAGCTAAGAAAAACGCGGCTGCTGAAATGGAAGCTGCTAAGAAGGCATATAAAGATGCCTATGAGGCAGGTGACTCAGATGCCGTCGTAGATGCGCAAGAAAACCTAACAAATGCAAAGATAAAGGCTGATAGGTTAAATAATTTCAAGTTACCAGCTTTACAGGACGTAGAAACTCCTGTTAGAGTGGAATCTGAAACCGCCCCTGTGCAGGTTCAGATTGATTCCAAGGCAGCGGCTTGGCAAGAAGCCAACCCTTGGTTCAATCAGGATGCAGAGATGACGAGCTTAGCGCTTGGGCTGCATAATAAACTCGTCCAAGAGGGAATAAACCCTCAAAGTGATGAATACTACGAGCGAATTGATGCTCGTATGCGACAGTTATTCCCGGATAATTTCGAGGATGACACGGAGGTAGAAGAGCAAAAGCCACGAAAGCGAAAGTCAAATGTGGTTGCTCCCGCAACGCGGAGCACAGCGCCTAAGAAGATTAGGCTCACGCAATCACAAGTTACAATCGCAAAGCGGCTTGGACTTACCCCCGAACAGTACGCCAAACAGGTTGCATTAGATATGAGGAAACAAAATGGCTGAAAATCGTATAAACCGAGACCTTGAGTCCCGTGAAAAAACGACCCGTAAAAAGGCTTGGCAGCGCCCAGAGGTGCTACCGTCACCCAATCCCGAGCCGGGTTACGCATTTCGTTGGATACGTGTTAGTTCGCTAGGTAATACCGATGCTACTAATGTTTCTTCTAAACTACGTGAAGGTTGGGAGCCTGTAAAAGCCTCAGACCATCCAGAAATCACACTTGTTACCATTGAGAATGATCGGTTCAAGGACAATGTGGTGATTGGTGGATTGATGCTGTGCAAAGCTCCAGAGGAGTTGATTGATGAGCGCAATGACTACTATGGTGAGCAAACCCGCTCGCAGATGCACTCCGTTGACAACAACCTCATGAGAGAAAACGATCCTCGTATGCCCCTGTTTAACGACAGGAAAACGAAGGTTACATTTGGTAACGGAACTTAATAGGAGCTTAAAATGGCTTATCCTACTGTAAGTGGCCCTTATGGCCTAGTTCCGGTAAAACTGTTGAGCGGCTCTCCTTTCGTGGGCGTAACTCGTCACTTCAAAATTGCAAGTGGCTACGCTACATCCATTTTTTACGGAGATGCTGTCAAACTAGTTACCGGAGGCACTGTTGAACGTGATACGTTCGATGCTGCCATGACACCTGTGGGTGTCTTCCTTGGTTGCACGTACACTGACCCTAACCTTGGCTACAAGGTATGGCGTCAATCGTACCCTGCAAGCACCGTCGCATCTGACATCGAAGCATTCGTTGCAGATGGTACTGACATTCTGTTCAAGGCTGCTGTTGTATCTTCGGGTACGACGATTGGTGACCTAGCACAGACTGACATCGGTGCAAACGTCGCAGGTGTAGACAATACTGGTGATTCTACTTCGGGTAATTCTCGTGGTGCTATCTCTGATACGTCTGCAACTACTAACACTCTTCCTTTCCGTATTATCGGTTTGGTTGAGGAAACCAAAAACAGCTCGGGTGGTTATACCGAAGCCTACGTTAAATGGAACGCAGGACATCAGTATGACAGCACGACTGGCGTATAAGGAGGAGTAGACAATGGCTATTTCACGCGCCCAGTTACTTAAAGAACTCCTTCCCGGCCTGAACGCTCTGTTCGGAATGGAGTACGCAAAATACGGTGAAGAGCACGCCGAAATTTATGAAACCGAATCTTCAGACCGCTCATTTGAGGAAGAAACCAAATTATCGGGCTTTTCAGCAGCACCTGTTAAAAACGAAGGTGCCGCGATTGAGTACGATAATGCGCAAGAGGCGTGGACTGCACGTTATACGCACGAAACTGTTGCAATGGGTTTCAGCATTACAGAAGAAGCAATCGAGGACAACCTCTACGATTCTCTGTCTGCTCGTTACACCAAAGCGCTGGCTCGTGCCATGGCGTACACCAAACAGGTTAAATCTGCTGCAATCTTGAACCAAGCGTTCACAGGTTCTGGCAACCCAACCTACGGTGACGGCAAAGTATTGTGTGCGACCGACCACCCTCTGGTTTCTGGTGGAAGCAACTCGAACCGTCCTACTGTTGCGGCTGATCTTAACGAAACTTCCTTGGAAGCGGCTGTTATTCAGATTGCAGGTTGGACCGACGAGCGCGGTCTTTTGATCGCTGCTAAGCCTCGCAAGTTGGTTATCCCACCGAACCTACAGTTCGTTGCAACTCGTTTGCTCGACACTGAAGGCCGCGTTGGTACTGCCGACAACGACATCAACGCCATCCGTAACAACGGTTCGATCCCAGAAGGTTACACTGTTAACCACTATCTGACCGATACTGACGCATGGTTCTTGATGACCGACGTTCCTAACGGCTTGAAGCACTTTGTCCGTACTCCGATGTCTACGTCCATGGACGCTGACTTCGATACTGGCAACAGCCGCTATAAAGCCCGTGAGCGTTATTCGTTCGGGGTTTCTGACCCACTAGGCATCTTTGGTTCGCCGGGTGCTTAATAAAGAGGGGGGCAATTTATTTGCCCCCTTTCTTTTTATATGTTATAAGACTTTAATCCCTGACAGTTCTATTGTAGAACTGACACTAGCTAAGACAGGAGATTCACATGGCTACTACAACCTTTTCCGGTCCTATTAAGGCCGGGTCCGTCCGTGAAGGCGCATCTGCCAACGTGGGCTTTGTTCTAATGTCGCAAAGCGGAAATGTTACTTTTGCTGCTAATGGCACAGAAACAGTTGTCGCTACAGTTCCAGCAAACAGTCAAATTTTTCAGATTACTGTAGACGTAACTACAGCGTTTGACGCTGGTACAACTAATACTTTTGATATTGGTGATGGCTCAACCGCTGACCAGTATGCAGACGCATTGGCTGTTGGCGCTCAAGCGCGTGTACTTGCTACATCTGACGTATCTCAGATCGGTAACTTGATTAATGTTGGTACTACTGACGTAGATGTTACTGTGACATACAACCAGACAGGAACTGCTGCTACCGCAGGTGCTGCCACTGTAACGGTGCTGTATTTGCAGAACCGCAACCTCTCATAAGGAGGTGACCTGTGTCTAATTCAGACGTTCGCGCCAAACGAGTTACCGCCGCAGCCTCTCTCGCAGTAGGCCCAGCGCGTATCCGTCAGGTGCAAGTGTTGACAGGGGCAGGAGCAGGACGTTTGACCATTACCGATGGTGATGGGGGTCCGACTGTTCTGGACCTTGATTTCCTTGCGTCTGATTCTCACTCTGTAAACATTCCCGATTGGGGCATTCGTTGTCAGTCTGATGTGCTCATCACCGCGATGACCAACATTACGGCGATGACTGTGTTCTACAGCTAGGGGGCTACATGCGTAGTTATTACAAGTCAGGTGGCAAAGTTGATAAAGCCAGCATGGCTTGCAATAAGCCGCGCCGTACTCCAAGCCATCCTAAGAAATCACACGTCGTAAAGGCGTGTGAAAGTGGCAAAGAGAAGATCATCCGCTTTGGTGAACAAGGTGCAAGCACCGCTGGTAAGCCGAAAAAGGGTGAGTCTGCCCGCATGAAAGCTAAGCGCAAGTCATTTAAATCACGCCATGGCAGAAACATTGCCAAGGGCAAAATGTCTGCCGCCTATTGGGCGGATAAAGTGAAGTGGTGATGTCATGCCTGCAAAATCTGCAAAACAGCAAAGGTTTATGGCAGCAATAGCAAACAACCCCAAGTTCGCTAAGAAGGTCGGGGTTCCTCAGAACGTAGGAGAAGAATTTATGAAAAAAGGTTACAAAGCGGGCGGTATGCCCATGGTTCGTGGCAAAGACGGGAAGATGGTTCCTGAGTTTGCTGCTGATGGCAAAGGCAAAATGATGGCTGGCGGTAAAGTCAAAAAGTACCAAATGGGCGGTATGCCTATGGCTGACGAAATGCCCATGACTGACAAAATGCCAATGAGACGCAAGAAGAAAAAGCGTTCTATGGACGACATGATGGCTGTCACTGGCACAGGCGCAGGCGCACCTCGCCGTGGCATGAAATCTGGCGGTAAAGTCCGTGGTTGCGGTGCAGTATCGAAAAAGATGCGCCCAACTAAAATGGTAACAATGAAAGGTTCCTGATGCGTAGATACTACCGCAAATCAGGCTGCGGCTGCTCTGAATGTAGTAAAGGCTACAAAGAAGGCGGGACGGTTAAGGACGAGTGCTACCGTAAGGTAAAGTCTCGTTACAAGGTCTTCCCGTCAGCCTATGCTTCTGGAGCAATAGCCAAATGTCGTAAGGTAGGCGCTAAGAATTGGGGCAATAAGTAATGGCTGTTCGTAAGACCAAGAAAGGTACTGCACTAAAACGCTGGTTCAAAGAGGACTGGAAAGATGTGCGTACTGGCAAGGCTTGCGGACGCAAAGAAGGGGAAAAGCGAGGAACGCCATATTGTAGACCTACAAAAAAGGTATCCAGTAAAACCCCTAAAACAAGCGGCGAGATGAGCGCTTCTGAGAAGCGCAAGAAGATTGCGGAAAAGAAACGGTTAGGGCAACCTGCGGGTAAACCGCGTCGGGTATCCCCCACTAAGCGAAAGGAGAAGAAGTGATGGAAATTTTCCAGAACGGTAGGTTCTCTTCAGGTGAACCAGTGTACCAGATTGGCACAAAGAACGCTGATGGTACATATGAAGTTAAGGTCTTTGATCTGATGACAAAAGCGCAGGCGGAAGCTAAATTAAAATCTATGGGTGTTAAGCCTGTGGCCTCCCCTAAAAAGCCTAAGTATGACGACATGTCTAAGTTAGAGCTTGAAGCGTTTATGCTCGAACAAGGTATTAAATTGGATCGACGCAAGTCAAAAGCTAAACTTATAGCCGAAATCAAAGCGCATTCTAATGGCTAAAGGTGTTAAACACTACTTTGCTGATGGTAAGGAGCATAAAGGCGGGATGCACAAGCACCCTGACGGAACGCTTATGACTGGTAAAGGAATGTCTAATACTTCTAAAAAGCTGTATCACTACGGTGATCTGTCAGCTAAAGCCAAGAAAAAAGCTCGAAGTGAGTGGAAAAAATGACAACATCAGGCACCACAGCGTTCAACATGGACTTCACGGAGATTGCCGAGGAGGCATGGGAGCGTGCAGGTCGAGAGTTGCGATCAGGCTACGATCTACGCACAGCGCGACGTTCCATGAACCTCATGACAATCGAGTGGCAGAACCGTGGGATTAACCTCTGGACGATTGACGAAGGTATTGTCAATCTGGTGCAGGGTACGTCTCAGTACGACTTGCCAGCAGATACTATTGATTTGCTTGAACAAGTAATTCGTACCAACGAAGGTAACGCGGCGACACAATCTGATCTTACAATAAGTCGTATTAGTGTAAGTACCTACGCTTCGATCCCAAACAAGTTATCACAGGGTAGGCCCATACAAGTTTGGATAGAACGTCTTCGTGACCAGCCACGTATTAACGTATGGCCTGTTCCAGACAATAACGGCTACGTTTTCAAATACTATCGTATGCGCCGTATTCAGGACGCTGGTAGTGGTGTTCAAACCCCTGACGTGAACTTCCGCTTCTTACCGTGCCTTGTGGCTGGGCTGGCGTACCACATTGCAATGAAGGTGCCAGAGCTGGCCTCGCGTGTGGAAATGCTAAAAGCAGAGTACGAGTCTCAGTTTATTTTGGCGGCTGGTGAAGACCGTGAAAAGACACCGTTTAGGTTTGTCCCAAGTATAATGAGGCCGTAAATGGCTACACGGTTTGCATCAGGGAAGAAAGCGCTAGGGGTCTGTGATATTTGTGGGTTTACCTACAAACTTCGGGAGCTGAAGAATTTAATCGTGAAAAGCCGCGATACAAATCTTAAAGCGTGCCCTGAGTGTTGGAATCCTGACCAGCCACAGTTGAAACTCGGCTCGTTCCCAGTGGACGATCCGCAGGCTTTGCGTAATCCGCGTCCTGATAGCAATCAGTATGCGAGCAGTCGAGCACTCATAGAGCCAGTCAGACCTGTTGTCGGTACTGGATTTATAGGGCAAGTTACGATACAAATTATTTAGGAGTGATACAATGCGTAAGAAAATAGCAAAACCTAGTAAGAAGAAGATGCCCAAGACCGCTATGAAAAAGGGCGGCGGTGTCAAAGTTCGTGGCACTGGGGCAGCAACTAAGGGTCTGATGGCCCGTGGACCTATGGGTTAAGTAATGAACTACACCGAGCTGAAAACAAATATCGAAGATATTACGGAGAATACGTTCACCGAAGATCAGCTCGCCATGTTCACGCAGCAGGCAGAGCAGTCGATCTACAACTCCGTGCAGATTCCTGCTCTGCGTAAAAACGTTACGGGTACTTTGTCTGCGAGCAACAAGTATTTGGGTATGCCGACAGACTTCTTGTGGTCTTATTCACTGGCGGTTGTCGATGGTAGCGGAGATTATCACTTCCTTATCAACAAGGACGTGAACTTCATTCGTGAAGCCTACCCAAGCGCGTCATCAGAAGGACTCCCGAAACACTATGCCTACTTTGACGATAACTCTTTCATCCTTGGACCCACTCCAGACAGCGCCTACGCTATGGAACTGCATTATGGATACTATCCTGAATCCATTGTTACTGCTAATACTACATGGCTTGGGGACGAGTTCGATTCTGCTCTACTTAACGGTGCTCTCATACAGGCAATCCGATTTATGAAAGGCGAGCAGGATGTGGTTCAGATGTACGAAAAACTGTACTTACAGGCAATCGGGCTACTGAAGAATCTGGGCGATGGTAAACTTAGAGAAGATGCTTATCGTTCCGGGCAATATAAAATAGAAGTGAGTTAAGGAGGCTATCATGGCAATTACTCAAGCAATGTGCACGTCATTCAAAAAAGCCCTTCTCGATGGTGAGATGGACTTTAGCTCGGATACGTCACAAACTTTTAAAATCGCGTTGTTTACGTCGAGCGCTACGCTAGGTGCGTCTACGACTGCGTACAGCACCACAAACGAGGTGACTGGTACAGGGTATACGGCGGGTGGCAACACGCTTACCGTTGTAGCGCCTACATCGTCTGGTACCACAGCGTTCCTAGACTTTGCGGACACAACGTGGTCTACAGCTACAATTACGGCTCGTGGGGCTTTGATTTACCAATCTGGCGGCTCTAACCCAGCCGTAGCAGTAATTGATTTTGGTGCGGACAAAACGTCCACTGCGGGTGATTTTACGATCCAGTTTCCGACTGCGGACGCTTCTAACGCCATTATCAGGATTGCGTAGATTGAATAAATGCCGTCATCGACTACGTATATAGGATGGGGTTCTACCGCTTGGGGCCAAGGCTCTTGGGGTACGGACCTTATCGTTGTAGGAGTTGATGGCGTTCAATCTACGGGTGCCGTTGGTACCGTAAATGTTGTTGCGGAAGCCGTTGTATCACCCACTGGTGTAGAAGCTACTGGTGCTCTAGGTACCGTAAATGTTGTTGCGGAAGCCGTTGTATCACCCACTGGTGTAGAAGCCACTGGTGCTCTAGGTACTGTAGAGGTTTCTACGGAAGCCAATGTCTTCCCATCTGGTGTAGAAGCCACTGGTGCTCTAGGTACTGTTTCTGTCAGCAGTGCAGCCACCGTACAACCATCTGGATTGGAAGCCACTGGTGCTCTAGGTACTGTAGAGGTTTCTACGGAAGCCGTTGTATCACCCACTGGTGTAGAAGCCACTGGGGAAACGGGCACTGTAGAGGTTTCTACGGAAGCCGTTGTATCACCCACTGGTGTAGAAGCCACAGGCGCAGTTGGGTCAGTTATTGTTGTTGCGGAAGCCAATGTCTTCCCATCTGGTGTAGAAGCCACTGGTGCTCTAGGCACTGTAGAGGTTTCTACGGAAGCCGTTGTATCACCCACTGGTGTAGAAGCCACTGGTGCTCTAGGTACTGTTTTTGTCAGCGGTGCAGCCACCGTACAACCATCTGGATTGGAAGCAACCACAGGGCTTGGTACCGTAACTGTTGTAGCAGAAGCCGTTGTATCACCCACTGGTGTAGAAGCCACTGGGGAAACAGGTACTGTTACAGTAGCCGACGACACGATTGTTTCTCCTACAGGCGTTGAAGCCACAGGTGCTATAGGTTCTGTAGATGTAACCGCCGACGCTAATGTCCCAGTGACAGGGCTGGGGGCGACTACAGGGCTTGGTAGTGTAACAGTTGCTGCGGACGAAAACGTAGCGGTGACTGGTAACGCAGCAACAGGAGCGGTGGGAACCGTATCTGTCGCCGTTGGAGCTACAATACGAGTTACTGGCATTAACGCCCGTGGACAAGTTGGCAATGTGGTGACAAAAGCCGATGCAGATGTATTGGTAACAGGAGTAAATACAACAGGTGCGATAGGTACGGTGCTTGTTTGGGGTGAGATTGACGACAACCAAAACCCGAACTGGCAAAATATTACTGGCGCACAGACACCAACTTGGGGTAATGTTTCAACAGGACAGACTCCGAATTGGCAAGATATAGCCGCGTGAGGATTAAAAAATGACGACACAGTACACTTCGATACTTAAATTAGCCCTTCCTGTACAGGGGGAACTCAGTGGTACGTGGGGCGATGTAGTTAACGACAACATCACCTCGATGGTCGAAGAGGCAGTCGCTGGACGTGCCGTCGTCAATACATGGACTACCAACTCGCATGTGCTGACCACAGCGGACGGAACGACTTCTGAGTCCCGCTGCGCCATGCTTGAGTTCACGGATACTGGCACTGCGCTGACCGGAGCGGCTACCGTTGTATGCCCTAGCGCCTCTAAACTGTATGTCTGTAAGAATGACTCAGGACAACAAGTTACTGTAAAGACGGCGGCTGGCACTGGCGTTGCTATTCCTGACGGGCAAACGATGTTTGTGTTCTGTGATGGTACAAACGTCGAACAATGCACAACTAACTTCAATTCACTCAGCTTTAATGATTACACACTAAATTTTGGTGGCGCAGTCACAACTGCTGGGGCGTTTACAACGTCTGGCGCGTATGCGCTGACTCTGACCACGACTGGCGCGACTAACGTAACGCTGCCCACGACTGGTACGCTGGCTACGCTGGATGGTACGGAAACTCTTACCAATAAAACGCTAACTAGCCCGACGGTTTCATCGCCCACTCTTACTGGGACTATCTCCGCGACTGATCTGACAATTTCTGGTAATACCACGATTGGTGACGATCCGAGTGATACCCTGACAGTTAATAGCACAATTACGTCTAATCTTATCTTTACTGACGACACCTACGACATTGGTGCTGTTGGTGCGACACGTCCACGTAACCTTTATCTTTCGGGTAACGCCACGATTGGCGGTACGGTAACGTTGTCTGGCGGTGTTGATGTTACAGGCGCATTAGGCGTCGATGGTGATTTTGACGTAAACACTGACAAGTTCACAGTAACATCAGCCACAGGCAACACGGCTGTCGCAGGCACTCTTGGTGTCACAGGCATAACCACTGCGACTGGTGGCCTCAACGTCGATACGATCGGCGAGATTACTGCCGCTGGTGGTGTGACTATTGACGGCGTTTTGTTGAAAGACAGCCAAGTAAATACTGACCAGATCAACGAGAAGACCGCTGGTGTAGGTGTCACCATCGACAGCGTGCTGTTGAAGGATGATGTAGTAAACGCCTCTGATATTGAAACATCTACGATCTCAGCCAACGACGGCACTGCGGCGGGTTCGATTGCAAACAGCACCGGTGCCGTGACGATTACGTCGTTCATCTCGAATTCCGTTGATATTGGCGGTGGAGCAATTGACGACACCACGATTGGTGGCACTACTCCAAACAGCGGTGCGTTTACCACGCTTTCGGCGTCGGGCGATCTGACTGTTGATACCAATACACTCTATGTGGACAGCACGAATAATCGTGTAGGCATTGGCACGACTTCGCCTTCATACGAATTGTCGGTTGGAGCTAACAATAACGGCATATATTCAGATGCTGACGGAATGTATGTCGTTCAAAACACATCAAACCTAGATGTTCTGAGTTTGCAATCAAAAGGCATTGTTGAATATCGTTCTGACGATCAAAACAACACCGTCGAAACAGGTCATATTTTTTATACTGATGGCTCAGAAGCAGCGCGAATCAACAACAGCGGTAATGTCGGTATAGGTGTATCAGTTCCAACTTCTAAGCTGCACGTCCGTCCTGTAGATGAGACAAACTTTAGAGTCTTTGAAGAAAGCACAAATCTTGTCCTTGCTTCAGAAACAAACAACGGCAGGGATTCTAATCGTGGGATGGACTTGGAAAGTTCCACTTTAAGAGCCGTTATTTCTGGAACCACACAACTTACTGTGAATAGCAGTGGTCTCAATATAGGTGGAACATTTACTGCGCCATCACAACCAGCTTTTCACGCCTATAACGGCGCGTCCGATGATAATGTAACAGGTAATGGCACTGTAGCTACAGTCGACTTTAATAATGAGAGTTTCGATCAGGGCAGCAACTTTTCCGCGGACACGTTTACCGCGCCAGTTGATGGAAGATATCAGCTAAACACAACTGTCAGGCTGGATGATATGTCTGGCAATGGTGGTGTCGATTCTGTCGAGTTGACCATAGTGACCTCAAACGGCAGCTATCAGTTCAGCCGCAGCGTTAATGCATTTGCGGAGCATTTCCATCTAAGCGTTCTGGCCGACATGGATGCAAGTGATACGGCTTATGTGACCATCAAGGCTACCGGCCAAACTAGCGATACTACAGACGTGTCCGGTGGCTCAAACAATACATATTTTTCAGGCTTTCTGGCCTGCTAGCGGAGATGATAATGAAAATTGAAATTGAACTTTCTGATACAGAAATCAAGATTTTAGAACACGATTTACTTGATGTAGAGCAATGGGTTCGTCAGGCTGTAAAAGGCAAAATTAACAGTTGTAAAAAAAGGATGATTTCACCTTACAAATCACCCCTAGTTGATCTGTCGGATGATGAAATTGTTGATCAAATTCTTCAAGACCCAGAATATAAAAACAGGGTTGAGCGCGATGAAATTATTGTCACCGAAGCGCTTGATTGATGGCTTGTTAAAAAATGGAAAATCTCTGGTCAGGTGTCTTATCCGCAGTTCTTGTAATCGTCTCTTTTGCCATGCGTCACGCTTTAGCGGAGCTGTCTAGGCTGTCTATTTTGCTCAATCGCACACGAGAAGAAACGGCGCGAGATTATGTAACTAAAGGTGAGCAATCCGCAGCGATTAGTCAGTTGCTTGCTCGCTTTGACCGCCTAGAAGAAAAGATTGATCGCATGGTGGGGAGCCGCAAATGAGCGAATACGCGCTAAAAATTATCACTATAGAAGAAGGTTTTGAGCCTCGTCCTTACCTATGCTCTGAAGGATACCCTACAGTGGGGTATGGTCAGAAGATCGGCAAGAAAGATGCTGACCTGAAGATGTTTGATTTTGAGATGCCAGAAGTTGTCGCTAGTGTGTGGATGCAACAAACCATTGATTCTATGCTAGACAAGATGGAATCCGATGATGACATTGCCGCAGCACTAGAATCCTGCAACGAGGTGCGCGAAGCCGTTCTGATTTCGATGGCATACCAGATGGGTGTCACAGGTTTGTCTAAATTTAAGAATATGCTGACTGCGGTTGAACTAGGCGATTTTGATGAAGCAGCAAACCAAGCCCTTGATTCTAGGTGGGCACGACAAACACCAGAACGCGCTACTCGGCATGCAGAAATGCTCAGGGTAGGTGAGATTCTTCCTTACTACTTATGAAATGGTCGCTAGATGGGTTTTATTATTTTTTCTTTCAATATCTTATGCTCAGGCACAAGATATTACTGGTGACTTAAATACTAATATCCAAGGATCGACAGTAGATTCCAACAACGAATCTGAATCCATCACTAACAACTACAATTCAGGAGCGCCGGGAAGGGAATCTAATCCCGTTCCTACAGCAATGGCTCCTACGATTATGGGTAGTGGTGGCAACGATTCGTGCTTGATTGCTAAAAGCTCTGGATTACAAGTTTCTCTTTTTGGTGTGGCTCGCGGTGGAATGGAGCAAGATGAAAGGTGCAATCTACGCAAAAATGCACGACTGCTAGGCGCACCACAAGCAGTAGGCGGTTTGGGGTTACAGGTTTCTGGCATATCTGTGTTGTGTCGGGATCAAGAGATTTTTAAGGCG